ATGATGAAGACGCAGCACGAGGAAATGGTCACGGCGGCCGCCGATTTGATGGAAGCGGCGCAGGGTGAACTTACAGCGGCCAGCATGGGGTTGATGCTGTCGCTGCTGGACGACCTGGAGGACAACCTTCACCTGCTGACCACCGCCACCAAGGCGCTCAGCTAGGCCAAGCCACCAGCGTAAGCGGTCGAGGCGGGGCGGCGCGCGTCACCTGGAGCACGGCGTAGAAGCAGATCAGCGCCGCCTCGGCGCGTCCGTCGTCCTTGACGCGACTGAACAGATCGAAGGCGCACGGAAAGACCTGCATGGCGCGGCGGCGCGCTTCGTTCTTGTCCTTGGGCGTCTTGGTCAGCCCCTTCCAGGCCGCCGGCGCCACCTTTGTTAGGATGGTGCGGGAAGCGCAGGCGCCTTCCAAGATGCCCAAGCTCCGACCGAAACTGAACGACGACACGACCCCCATCTGCGGACTGGACCAGACGTCTTCGATGTAGACGTGGTCGGGTAGGGCAGCGTCGAAGAGGCGGGCGACGCCGGTCGGGCTGACCGCGTCCTTGCCGCCCTTGCCTGGCTCCTTGGGCATGTCGATGACGGCGAGGGTCCAGACCTGGGTGTCGATCAGCGCCAGCGCCCCGTTCTTGCCGGGGTCGATTCCGATTATGCGGCTCACGGCAGCCGCCAGGCGAGGTTGGTGGCCGAGTTGTTGAGAGGGTCGCCGTCGAGGTGCTTTGCGACGTGGCGTTCAGACGGGCGCGGGCCGTGGAACGCTAGGCAGACCAGCCGGGCGACGCGTTCTCGGGTCTGCGGCCAGCCAGGCTGCCCCGCCACAGAGACGCGAGGTCGCAGGCGCTGCGACGTGTTCTGTTTCAGCAGACCACCGGGGGTGGCCCTGCGCGGCGTGGTGGCGATGCGGCCGGCGCTAGAGGCGTAATAATGAAGGAAGCCGGGGATCGGGCGCCAGGTTTCACCGGCGAGCGGAACCACCGGCAGAGCGATGTCGTCGACTACCATTCGGCGTCTTCCGCGCGGGCGGCGTCGGCCAGGTCGAGTTCGGTCAGGAAGTCGGCGACGTCCGAGTCGTCCCACGACGGGTCGACGAGTTCAGCGGAGAGGCGGTCGAAAGGTGAGAGAGGAAGCGGAGGGGTAGAGGAAGGCGGCAAGCGGTGGTCTCGTGAGGGCCGGCGGCTCGGAGGCGTCGCGGGCGGGCAGTCACCGGCGAATGGCAGGGGACGTCACGAATTGTCTCACAGAAGAATTTCCACGCAAGAATTCCGTGTTCGCCAGACCACCGCCTCGGTGATCACTCGCGCGCTCCGCGCTCTCGTGACCGGCTGCCGCCGGCCCACCTTCGGTCGGGCGGGACTTCAGGGCGGGATGTCCGCCTAGATCGGGCTGGTTGTCCAAGATGTCCAAAAAATCGCTTGGACATCTCTTGGACATCCTCCGCAAATGCCCGCCACCACTGGGTTTGAGGGGGGCGAGATGTCCAGATGTCCAATATATAAATATATATACAGATATATATAAAAGGGTGCCTGAAAGGCTCTGCGGGGGCGTCAGAGCCTGCGCCTGCTAGGCTGCGCGCGCCTCTGTATATGTTTGTATGATTTCCAGAAATTTGGACATCTGGACACCTTTTTCGAAAAACCCTTACAGAACAACCGTTTACAGCGGCGTTCGGCCTTTTGGGGCGGACATCCTTGGACATCTTGGACATCCAATCGGCTTGCCGCGTCCAAATAGGTGAAAATAGGAAAACCGCCTCCGCCGGTGTGGCGAAGACGGTTTGCTCGGCAGTTCGGGATGTTTCAGGCGTGGGGGCGGCTATCCGTCCCGTCGACCGCGCTGGCCCGGATCACCATGACGCCCGACATTCCCACCGGCGCCTTCCACTTCGGCCAGATGGCGGTCTCGGTGGTCTTGGTCTTTCCGCCGACGGTTTTCGAGCGGACGTAGGGGATCGCCAAGCAGCGATCCAGCAGAGCCTTCTTCAGCACCCGTTCGTCGGCGGCGCCACCCGCCCACTTCGACAGCACCTTGCCTCGGACGCAGTAGACCGGGACGCCATGGTAGTCTGAGACCCACGCCATGATCTCGCGGTTCGGGTTCCGGTCTTCGGCCGCGTCGGCGATCTCATGGCGTCGGGCGTTGATCGACTCCATGAGGGTTTCGATCGCGCGGTCGATCGGGTCTTCCGCCCGCATCTCCGATCCCAGGGCGCCTTCCCACAGGGTCCGGCCCACCGCTTCGAAATCGAACGACGTGGGCAGCAGGCCGGCGCCCTTGGCGATCTCGCCGGCCACGCACAGGTAACCGACGGCAGTGGCGGCCCGGACGGCGACAGGCGTGTCGGTGCCCTCCAAGGACTCGACGAATTCGCGGACCCGCTTACTGAGAGCGCTGGGCTTGTCGACATAGCCCAGCCGGCGGACCTCTTCGATGAAAACGGGCAGGGCGTGGCCGTAGTTCTTCAGCATCACGTCCGCCCGCTCCCACTCGCCGGCGCCCAGCCGGTTGACGGTGACGTCGACCTCGACCAGGCGGACGGTCGTGCCGCCGGCGAGGGTCTCGCCGGCCTGGCGGAGCCGTTGGGCCAAGCCAGTCTCGGTCGACAGGGTCACCACGCCGCCCTTCCAGGCGCGGGTCAGGCCGGCGGCGCCGGACTGGCTCAGGCGGGCTCGACCCTGTTGACCGCTGGCGCGGAAGATCAGGTTCTGAACATCGGCCGCTTCGGCATGGTGGAGTTCGTCGAAGGCCGCGATCGTGCAGGACCCGCGTTCGAGCGGAACCTCCAGCGCGCCGATCGTGGCGTTCATTGACTTCATCTGGCCGACGCCGGGTTCCGGCGGGCCGGACACGGCGACGCCGACTTGCTGGCGCCAGGTCTTGCCCTCGGTGGTCGTGCCGGTGAAGGCCAGGACCAGGGTCGCCTGACCCGTCAGCCCGGTCAGCGGCCCGGCGAAACCCGCCAGCAGCCCAGCGTGGAGGCTCGGGGAGGCGCTATTGCAGGCTGCGGCGGCGCCTTCTTTCCAGGCGTCCAGAGTGCCGGCCGTGGGGGCGGCTTCGATCCGTTTGATGTCCGACAGGCGGACGTCGACATCGGCCGGCGCCCCGACCACTGCGCCCGTCGGCAGCATGAAGGTCCCATCCTCCAGCCAGCCCGTCCGGTCGCGAACGATCTGGTTCGTCGGCTGGGTCATCATCAGGATGCGGTGGGCCACCGTCTCGCCCTGGGCGGAGCCGAACGCGATTCCCTGACCACGCATGACGCCGATCGCATAGGCTTTATTCGCGGCCTTGTCGGCGGGGATGCGAAAGGTCTCGCGATGCCCGGCCTCGTTCTCGAATGCGATTTCAAGGTCGCGAAGCCCCGCCCGATCCGGGTGAATGGCGCCGCCGACCAGGGTCCAGCGGCTGAACGCCAGGCCACCACCCTTGCCTTCGTCATCCGGGGGAAAGGCGAAGAACTTACGGCCGTCGACTTCGGTCAGTTCGAACTTTCCGGCCGCCTTCGGCAGGGGGTATCCGGTGGTCGCGGTGGGCTTCGACTTTGCGGGGCGGGACGTCAAATCATGGACGCCCGCGTACTCTGCCAGGGCGGCTTCCACGTCGACTTCCGGCTCGACCACCGGCTCGTCGCGCAGGACCACGTCGAACGCCTCGACGTCCTCGGCGGTGAACCAGCCGTCCTCGACCATCTTATTCAGGAAGTCCAAGCGGTCGCGACCCTTGGATTTGCACGAACCATGCGAGCAGTGGATGGTGAAGCCGTCGCCCTTGCCGTCGCCGGCATTGCTGGCGAAGCAGCCGCTGTCGGTCTTGTCACGCGGGTTCGAATGGCCCGAATTGAACGGGCACTCGATGATCCGCTTCTTCCGGCCGTCGCTCCAGCCGCGCAGTTTCTTTGCGTTCGGCGTGCCCTTCAGGCGGTCCTCCAGCAGATTGACGATGTCCAGCCCGTCGGCGCGGCGAGCGGCCCAGCGCCGATCGAACGGCCCCGTAACCACCTTGTCGGGGTCGACCCGACGACGACCTGCGACCTTCCGGGGCTGCTCGACGTCATCGTCCGCCAGATCACCCGCCTGGGCGAGAACCTCCGCCACGTCCAGCAAGTCGCCACCGAACAGATCGGCGCGGAACTCGGCGCCCTCGGGGTGCGCCGGAAGATACCAGAGGCGGTTGACGTCCGTGCAGGCCGCGTCGAACGGAAGCCCGCCGAGACGGCGCGCCAGTGCGCGGGGGACCCGTCGCCACACTTCATGCCCAGCTTCATCGTCGGTGGCGTGGTCCGCGATCACGAACGGAGCCGACAAGGGGAAGATGACCCGCCACTTCTGGATCGGGGCGTGCGTGATGACGACGTCCTGATCGTCGCCTTCGCCCACGATCTCGATTTCCATCGACGCGACGATCTCGGGCTCCAGGCCCTTCTCGGCCATGCGCTCGCGGACCACCGCCTGGGTGACCTCTTCGCCCTCGCGACCGTTCTCGGTCAGCCAGTTGTGGATCGACGAAAGCGACTCCACGGTGGTCGTCTTCAGATGACTGTGGGTCGACGCCATCACGGCCATCAGGCCAGTGTTGGCGATCGCCTCGGCAAGCACGTCACCGTCGATCCCAGAGTCGAAATCCAAGCCGACTAAGTGCATGGCCTCGACGGATTCCAGCAACCGGCGGCCCGGCTTCATCCGACCCAGGACGACGGCCGGACCGTCCTTCTCCGCCGACACATTATGGCGGCAGAAGATGTCGAGGACGTCGGCGCGCGTGGTCTCGCGAGGCTTCCAGTCGACAGACTTGCGGTTTTTCCCACCGGTCACGACTACCGGCTCCGCCAGGCGCAGGTCTTCGAAGTCGAACACCGTGCGGATCGTTGCGTCCTTGTAACGACCCAGGCCGCTTGCGGGCTGCGAAGTGGTCGCGACCACCGCCGGCGCCGTCGCGGTCAGGAAGGCATCAGCCAGCGCTTCGAACGCAGTGTGGTGGGCCTTGTCGAAGTGGGCCAACGTCCAGCCGTTCGCGCCGGGCGTGGGCAGCGGGCATTCCAGCGGATCGACCAAAGCGCCACCCATGGCGGCTGCCAGCGCGATGGTCTCGGGGTCGTCCGCCTGGATCGTTTCCGTCAACGCGTAAACCGAGAAGACATTGCGACCCTTTGTCAGGATCGCGGTCGGCCGGACCGCCAGCCCCGCCGCAAGCATATCGGACCAGGCGTCGTCGGTGGGCTCTTCCGTCAAGGTATAGAGGAATGGCACGGCGCCGCTGGCGGTGGTCGAGAAGAGGTAGATCGGTTCATCGCCGGCCGCCTTCTCGAACGGGGCCAGGTTGTCGTCGACGTCCTCGGTGACGTCACCGAAGGTCAGCCGAAAGGGGTCGTGGGTCGCGCCATAGAGGGCGGCGACGAAGTCGGCCAGGCCGGCGGTAGTTTGGGGTTCGGTGGTCACTTCAAAGGGTCTCGGCTGGGCGGGGTGTCTTCGGGCAGGGGAGGCGTCCCGCCAGGCGAACCTGGCGGGGTTTGGACCCAGTCGGGCGGGTCGGACTCGAAGGTCTCGGCCAGACGAGGCGGGACAGGTCGGCGGGTAAGCATCAGAAGCGCCGACCTCGGGCAAAGTAACCCGCTGCCACCGCGATGACGGCTTGCGTAAGGCAGGCGCCAGCGTCCCAAGCGTTGCGCACGATGATCGTCTCAGCGACGCCCATGCCCGCGCCGACCGTGATCGAATGCAGACCAATCTTGATGGGCACGACCTGCTGCGGCCGGCCCTGTCGGGACATCAGCATGGCATCGCCTTCCAGGTCGAAGTAGAAATCGGCTCCGCGCGCCAACACGCCTGGCTTGATGACCTTGCGCACAAGTTCGGCGAGGCAACGGCGAGTAGCGGCCGTGTCGAGCAGGTTCCCAGCAGGGAGGCCGGCGGAAAAGCGGCACGGTTCGTAAGCTGCGGCTTCTTCGGCCAGGGCCTCAGAGAGAGGCCTACGGCGTTGAACCGCGTCCAATGCCTGACATTTGGCGACCAGAGAGGCGTAAAAATCGTCCGTGGACGTAACCAGCGCGTTGCTCATTGACCGGCCTCCAGCGCGCCCGCCTCGGTCGGACCGCCCGCCAGATCGTTCAGGTATTTGGCGACAGCGCCCGCGCGGAAAACCATCTTCGAGCGCGGGGTCAGACGGGAGCCGGGGACAAACCGGCCCTCAGCACTAGCTTTTTCGATCCAGCGCCGGCTCACGCCGGGCAGCCGATCCGCGAAGGCATCGAACGTGATCAGAGTGTCAGGGTGGAGGGTGCCGGGGTCCACCGGCATGGCGTGTTGTTGTTTAGGCATAAGGGCTCGATCACCCGCGAGCGGGCGTTGAAAAATCTCGTTGAGACGATGGGTTGATGAACGGTTTTGCCGGAAGTGCGTGAAGGCACCCGACGAACCTGATGAACCTGTATATGCCAGAAAATGGCGGCTGCGTCAAGAATTACGACGTGTCAACTGCATTTTTAACTTGGTGTTAAATCGTGGTTTCGCCGGTTGTAGGCTCGTTCTGTCAACAACCTCGCGCCAACTACTACGCGCTGATCATTCCCTTACTTTGATCAGGTGACTCTCACTCGCGCGCTTCGCGCTCTCGTGACCGGCTGCCGCCGGCCCACCTTCGGTCAGGCAAGCGGCCCAAACCTCTGGACGCGCAAAAGCGAAATCCGTGAACGAGCGCCGTTGACCGCACGACCCTAATCGGCGATCTCGGTCACCCAACGGGGAGGCCGCATCGTGGGTTTTGTTCTTCTGATCGTCGCTGGGCTGGTGGCCTGGCTCTTCATCTCAGCAGCGATAAAAGGAAAAGTACGCGACGCGGAAGCTGAGCAACGCGAAGTCCAGCGCATCATGTCCGGGTTGAAAGAAGCGCCAAGCCAGAAACCGACCTGGGCGGGAAGCCGTGACAGTCTGCGTGAGTTTGTCCACGCCGTAGGTCGGCTGGGAGAACGTCGAGGCATCCCGCTGGAGTTCTTCCAGCAGTTGGACGAGAGCAAGATCTCATGGTTGCTGCACTACTTGGCGATTCTGGAACGGCGCGGCGCGAGCTTCACCAACCAGAAAATTGCGGCTGTCGATCACCTAACCACTGAATGGTTCGCCCTCCCGATGCACCATCAGGTCGCCCTGACTTCGGCTGAGATAAAGCGCAAAATCGGCGGCTGACACCCAAACGAAAAAGGCCCCCGGCATCGTGCCGGGGGCCTTGAAGGTCCGTGATGAGTCAGAAACGGCGCTGTTCAGCCGATATCGGTTCTCTCTTGCTCTCTGGCTGGGACGTACAGGCTCCTTCAAAGCGACTGCCGGGCGTGGTCCAACCGTTGACAGTGTCCTGATCTATGATTGCGCCATTGACCCGATCGATGGTGATCATCCGTGACCCAACCGGAGTGCTGGCGCGCCAGATCAGAAAATCGTCTCGCACCTCCAGACTTTGGCTTTCGGTCATGACCGAATGCCCCCAGGTCCGCTCCCTCTCGAACCAGAAAGCCAGCGACTGGGTGTCCTCGTCGAAACGCAAAAGAAGCTGAGCCGGCTCGGGTGGAAGCGATGAGAGGGTTCTCGTCCCGGTGCAGGTGAGAATTTGAGCAGGCTGGCTGTTGACCTCAATCTCTTCAGCTTGCGGCGAACAGGCAGCCAGTGTCGTGAGCGCCAAGACGACGAGCGAGCGTTGCATTATACTATCTCGGACCTTGATTTTAGACGTGACCGTACAAATCGCCTTGGCTGAACGAAACGAAAAAGGCCACCAACGTAGCGCTTGGCTTCGTTATTTCTTGTGCACCACCGGATAGATGCCCTGGCGATAGCCCGAGCCGTTGTAGGTCAGGTTCTGGCACCGCATCCGGGGGTGGAACGAGATGTGGACCCACCAGGCGCCGCTCGGCTTGCGCTCGTGGATCAACTGGTCGTACCGGATGTCGGACGCGGCGATCGCCCGGCAGATCGCCAGAGGGTCGCCGAAGCCGGGGCAGGTGAAGTCCACCGCCCAGCCCAAGGCGTGATCGGAGTTCGGCACCCCGCCCACGGCCCGATTCACGACCGGGTTGCGGTAGGCCGAGGTGACGCGAATCGGCAACCCGCCCAGCAGCCGCCGAACGTCTTCCATCCGCAAGGCGGTCTGGCGCATGTTCTCCAGATGCGAGGCCGTGGGTGCGTTGTCGATGCGCAGGCGCGCGGCTGTAGCACTGGCCGTGAACTCGGCCAGGGTGAAGTGATCAGACAGATTCATCGTAAGTCACAGTCGCGCGTGCGCGCGCGTTCAATTTAGCTGTGCCGCCGGCCGTGTGCGCCGTCGTCGGAAGGGGCGCCCGGATCGACATCAGGGTCGTCAGCGATGGTGGTGAGGCTGAGCCCGACGCCGCCTGGGCCGGACACGCTGAAGCCCTTGATGATGCCGAGGGTGGCGACCACGACCAGGCCCCAGAGCGCCATGCTGGACAGCAGCGCCAGGCCCATGAAGTTTAGGCTTTGGCTCTGAAGGTCAGGGGTGCGGGCGTAGCCCAGCCAGACGATCAGGGTGAAGCCGACCATGGTAGGCCACATGATGACCCCTGCACCGATGATGCTCAGGCGCTGGAGGTGCGAGGGGTGGTCGCAGATGAAGCGGACGGTTCGACCGAGCCAGCCGAAGAAGCGATTATTCAAAATGGGACACAAAGCAGAGAGGATTTTCCAGCCCGAAACTAACGAACACTGAGGTGGCGAAACGGCGTCGGCGGGGCTCCGGGGCAGTCTCCCTTGACCAGTTCGCAAGGATTCGCGATGACTTATCTATGTTCGATCTTGCCCATGAGCAGCTAAACCACGCGCATCATTTGGACCAATACGCATGGGCCATGAACGGGAATGAGGCTAATGATAGCTACTTCCGGGGCGAGGCGACCGAGATGCACATGATGGTGGTCCTAGACGCAGTGAGCGATCTTAGGGCTCAAGCAGTTCAGATCGGTCAGGTTAAGGGCGGTGGCGTCCACGACCATCTGGTCTATGGCGTCGCCCGTCGTGCCGGCGACATAAGACTCGCGCTGCGTGAGATCGATGAGTTCTCGCCAGTCGGCCGGACTAATCCGATGACCTCGGATGAAGTCTATACTGTATCTAGAGCGCTCAACACGATTTACATCAATATACGGGGAGTGTTGGATAACCTGGCGTGGGCAGTTATTGAGAGTGATGGCGGATTTGAAAGTTCTGGCTTGCGGTTTGTGGATGTCGATCTGTTCGGAAAGAGGTTCAGAAAGATCGAATCGTTGAAGCCGCTCGCCGAGTGGTTGGCCGGCATGTCTGACTGGACGCGGGAACTGGCGAAGTTCCGAAACCCCGCAGCCCATCAAATACCTCTGGCTGTGGTGTCGGCCGCATTGGATGAGGAAGACAGCGCGGAATACCAGCGGCTAACGGCACTGCTCTCAGCGCCGCTGCCTGAAGGTCGCCTCGACGCGGATTTCTTTAAAAAGAAGCAGGAGGAGACGGCGAGCATCAAGCGCCAGATAGCGGCGCTTGGTACATACACCGGCCAATTCGCCCACCGACCTGCGGATGGTTTAAATCCGATTTATCCGACGGTGCCCGATGACGTCGGGCACATGGTGCTTGTCGCCAGGATGGTCCTGCCAGTGTTAGCCGATTAAATTGTACTCGCCTGTAAGAGCCCATCAGCCGCCCTTCGTGACCATGCTGACGATGGCGCCCACCACCGCCGCCAGCAATGCCGAGCCGCCGGCGGTGAGGGGACCGATGATGATTTCCATCCGGGTGAGGCGCCTCTCCAGCAACAGCTTGTTGTCGGTGAAAGCGCGCTCCAGACGGCTCACCTCATCGGCTGCTTCCTTCTCCACGCGCGCGACTTCCTGGGCGGCCGTCTTTAGGTCGGTTTCCAGTTTCGCCAGCTTCTGCGGCTGGTCCTGGGCTTCGATCCGCGTCAGGCGATCTCGCACGTCCTTTATGTCGTCGCGAAACGAGTCAAACCGCGTGTCGACCTTGTCGACCAGGCGATCCATCTTTTCGTTCAAGATGGCGAACAGGCGATCCACGCCCATAGGGGTTGGTTGGCTCAAGTCATTGACCGGTGTTTTGCAAGGCGCTAGGCGTTATGCGCATGGGTAAACGGCTATTTTTGCGTTGGCGCGACTTCGGCCTGGTGGCTTTGGTCATCGTCACTCCGCTGGCGGGGGCTGTCACGGCCTTCGCTTTATCCGCCTGGAATCCTGGCGTCTTCGGCGGCGGCTTCGCCGTCGCGGGGATCAGCACCGGCCTTCTGATGAGACTTCCGAAGGTCCAGGCTGCATTGCGCCGCCTTCTCTCCCCAGCCTGTCGATTAGGCCGGGTTGAAAATGCGGATGGATGATCCCGCCGCCTGCTCGATCTGACCGCCGCCGTTTCCGCCAAGCGAGACGTTCACGGCTGAGATGTCGTCGCCCTCGCCGGACGTGGCGATCCCCGACCAGTCGTTGCCGTTGATGAACGAGTTCGCGATCTGGAGTGACCAGATTTCGCTGCCGCCCAGACCGTGCCGGCGGTTGTCGGTGAGCTGGGCGTTGTTGATCGAGATGCCGTAGCAGCCGTCCGAGAACATCATCCCGCGCCAGCCGTTGCGGTAGCTCTGGACGTTGCTGAACGAGCAGTTCGCAGCCGCCCAGACCGCCCGGATGCCGTCGTGGCTGTTATCGTGGACCATGATGTTGGCGAACGAGCTGTTGGTCGCGGCCGACACGTAGAGGCCGTGGAAGCCGTTATTGTAGCCCTGGAAACCGTTGATGCTGGCGCCGTCGCATGTGTCGATGTTCATGCCCGAGGCATCCACGCCGGGATAGCCGTTGTCGTAGCCCCTACAATCCGTGACGGCGAGCCGTTTGCAGTTGTGCAGGTAGAGGCCGTCGATCAACGACCCGACGCCGTGGACGTTGTTGAGGTTCACATCATCGACGCCCGAAAACTGGAGGCAGGTCGTGTGATTTCCCGAAGGCTGATTGAGGCGGTTGCCGTCCAGCACCAGGTCCAGAATATTGATCTTCTGCCTGCCGGTCGCTGCGAGGATGTTCGTGTTGTTCGTGACGCCCGGCACCAGCAGGAGGCGGGAAACGACGCCGTAGCCGACGATGGTGCGGTTGCTCGGCACCTGAAGGGTGTCGCTGATCATGTAAGTGCCAGGCGGGATGATGATCACCGGCTTTCCCGAAGCCAGGGCGGCCTTGAAAGCGTTCGTGTCGTCCGTTGAGGCGTCGCCCCGCGCGCCATAGGCGGCGTCGGTGACGACGGCCGCGTTTGGAAGACTGAACCCACCGCCGAGACCGCCAGCAGCCAGAAGTTCGCGGACCCACGCCGTCGTCGGAATGCGAGTGTTGTTCGCCCCAGGCGGCGGCTTGGACACCCGCGCCGCGCCGGTCAGGATCGGGTCGGCCTTTGGCGCCAGAGCAAGGACGGCCGCCTCCAGCGCCTCCAATCGAGCAGCCGTCGAACCAGCGGGCGCCTTGCTGCCCACGTTCGACGCCACGCCGCCGATCGCGTCGGTCAGGTTCTGCATTTGCGCCACGAAGGGCGCCAGCGCCTTGCCAATCGCCAAGTTCACCCAACTGGCCGTGGTCACCTCGGTGCCGTCCGCGCCGAGGTCGGGGGCCGTCGCTGTGGCGTCCGTCAGATGGGCTCCTGACTTGGACGCATAGTCGGTCAGCGCCGAAGCGAGCCCTGTTTGCGTCACCGCGCTTTCGGCGAGCGCCTGAATGGCCGCAGCGTTGGCCTGAACCGCGTCGAAGACCTCGGCGGCGACCTTGGCGGGCGACGCCAGCCAGCGCACGAGGCCCTCCCGGTCCGTGATGGGATACAGGCCGTCGCCGTTCGGGCCGCCCGTCGCCGTGCCCGTCGACCAATCGCGATACTGGTCCGCCCATTCTTCCGACTTGGTCAGATAGCCGGTGATCGCCTCGGTCGCGTTGACAGGGAACAGGAGCCCGACGGTTTGGAAAGCGTCGGCCAGAGCGGCCCGCAGAACCGACTCGGCGGCGACAGGATCGACCGACGTGTGGAACGTGCGGACGGCGGCGGCCATCTCTTCGGCCAGGGCCTCCAGTTTCGGGTCCATCTCAACCCTCCTTATGAGTTTCGATCAGGACCGCCACAGCGCCCTCATCCGCATAGCCCACGTCCGGCGCCGACGCCTTGCGCATCAGACGCCCGTCCCTGATCTCAAGAGCGGTGTCATTGACGTGTAGCGTTGTCCCCGCCTCGACGAGCAACTGACCCGGCTCAAGGTAGCGTGCCGCCACGGCCGGGTCGGCGTCCAAGCTTCGTACGATGGCCCCGGAGGCCGCATCCACAACGCGATAGATCATTGGTTCGTCTTGTATTCCGTGGCCGAGATGTAGCGCGTCTTCGAGTTCTGCACCGACATAGTGTCTGTGTTGGATGAGATGCGGACGAAGTAGCGCCAGAACCCTGGACCGGGCCGGTCGATGACCTTGAAAGGCACCATGCCCGCGAAGGTGTCGTTCGCCATGCCCGATCCCTCGACGCTGTGGGTCAGGATTTGCACCCCGACGCCAGTGTCCGCCGAGCGTCGGATTTCAATGGTGCTGGTGAAGCTGCCCGACGCATCGTGGCGCAGCTGAAGCCAGGCGTTGAAGTCGATAACCACCGGGCTCCCAGTCTTCTCGACCGCCGTCCAGACCTCCGCGACCACTACCGGGGCCGTACCGTTCAGGTTGATCTGTCCGGCTTGGTAGCTGGCCGAGAGGCCGGTGATGGTGTTCTGCTGGATTTTCTCATTGCGGATCGTACCTTCGACCAGCAGGTCTCCGGTGATGCGCACGTTCGAGTTGAAGGTCCACTGACCCCCAATGTAGTTGAGCACTTGGACCTTGGCGCCGGACGAAACGTCCACGAAGAACACCCGGTCGAAGGCAAGCTCCAGATCGATGCGTTCCTGTTCGGCTCCGACGTTGAGCCCCCCGACGCGACCGTTCGCGTCCACAAACAGGGAGGCGCGTGCGCTCACCCCGTCGATGGCCTCCAGCAACATGCCGGCGCGGGTTTCAAACTGGCCCTTCTTGGTGAAAACCGCATTGACGTATTCGGCGATCACCCCGTCGGCGCCGATCCCCGCGTTCATGGCCGAGGTCACGCGCGCGTCCACCTCGTCGCCGGTCGGCCGGTTCGTGAGCGCCGCGCCGATGGAGATCAGGCGCTGGTTCAGCGTCTCACTCGGCGTGACCTTGATCTTGGCGCTGTCCAACTGCCAGGCCGACGCATTGGCGAGGTCGACGCCGATCTGACGCAGGGCCTCGGCAGAAGCTGACGCCTCTTCGGCGGCCGTGCTGGCGAGGGTGAAGATGTGGCTGCTGGCCGTGCCCGCAAACTGCGCCTCGATCAGACTGTCGCGCTGGGCGAACGAGATGCCAGGACCGACCATCACCTTGTCGCGGTCGATGATGAACGTCAGGCCGTCGGGCGAGCGCGCGCCGATTAGACCGAGCGTAGTCGCCGTCGTCTCGTCGTCAGTCTCGCGGCGCTGAGCCTCCTGGGTGATCGCCACGCCGTTGTTGATTAGACCGGCCGCAACCCCTGCCAGGTCGGTGCGCTGCTGCTCCACCTCAGCGTTGATCGTATCGACTTCGACGTCCAGCAGCTCGACGCGTTCGGGGAGGTCGGCGAAGTCCCCGACCAGGCGGTCGCCGATATGCGTCACATTACCCGCGATAAGGCTGCCGGCCCTGACCGGACCCATCAGCGTGCGGTCGCTGACCGTTCCGTTCTTCGTTAGGTAGCGGACTGACACCCAATACTCGGTGTCCGGCTCCATGCCGCTGATCTCGTAGCGGCCATTCGTCATTGGCGGACCGGAATAGCCCACGGTCCAGGGGCCGGCATTGGAGCGGCCATGCTCGATAATCACCTGAGCAATGTCCGCCGTCTCCACCAGACCGGTAATGACGATGACCGGCTGAGAAGAGCCGTCAGGCGCCGGTGGGCGAGGCTCGATCACCCAGTCATCCGACATGGGAGGATCAATGTATTTTGGATCGACCGCCGACAGGCTGGGCGACGGCGCCGGCTGTGCCGCCTGGCCCAAAGCCCAAGCGTGCTTGCCGTCGGTCTCGGCGCGTAGTTCCAGCGTGACGCTGGCCGACTGGTGGTTCACGGTCGTCCGGCGGACGATGAACTTCTGCCCCGCCAAGGCGACTTCAGGAACATCAACAGTGATGCAGTCGCCCGGATGGACGTGCATCAGATGCGCCTTCGACGGCAGTGTCGCCGTCAGCCCTTCGCGCAGGTTCGCCAGGTCATAGGCAGCCAGCTGCCCCGCCTGCTTGGCGTCGCGGACGTGGACATATTCGATTTCGAGCGAGCGAGGCTCACCACGGTCTTCGTCGCGATAGACCTGAGCCGTAACCTCGCCGGCGGGGACATATTCCCAGCCGTGCGCTTCGGAGCGATAGCGTGGGACGATCGTGTTCTTGCGATCGCGGCGCGGCGTGAGCGGCCGCACCTCGGCCTGACCGATCAGGTCGTCGCGGGTGTAGGTGTAGGTCGAGACGCGCGGGGCGTTGACCATGACGCTGATCTGCGCGCCACGGCTGATCGGCTCGCCGCCGCCAGCCTGAAGCATGGCGACGAGGGTCTGGAATTTACTGTCGCTGGTCGACCATTCGCCCGAGATCGTCCAGGCGTTGGCGTCGGCGACATTCATGCCTTCGACGAAGGCGACCATGTCGATGGCTGCGTCGGGCGCCCCGATGCCGGCGATCCGCCTGGACCGGTCGATCGACCCGTTCAGGTTCATCTTGTAGTGGCCGCGCGCCCAGGCCAGGGCGTGGACGTAGGGGTTTTCCGACCAGGCCCAGGTGCGCCAGTCGTCGCGGCGCTGGGAACCCGAACCGCCGGGGTAGGTGGAGTCCTTGCGCGGGTCCCAAACCTTCATCCACCGGCCGACCCAGCGCGGGTCGGGGACGCCGTTGGTGAAGATGTCCCGGTCCTCGGGGTTCTTCGCCAGGACCATCGTCCAGAAGGCGAAGGACACGCCGGGCGCTGCGTGCTGCGACCCCCAGCCGGTCAGACCGGGGTTGCCGTATTTCAGCCCGGTTGGAGGGAGGAGGGCAGCGTCGGACGGCAGCCCGGTCGTGGTCCGCTGCCACATGTCAGCGGCATAGAAGCCGGTCGCTTCTTGCTGGGCACCAGCGAAGGTGACGACGGAATCGTCGGCCCGGAACTGGGTGATCTGATCGATCGGCCCGAGCGACAGCGCCACGCCGAGCGACATGGCGACTTTCTTGTAGCCCCACGTCGCCTGAAAGACCTTGTTGCCGCCCAGCGCCGTGTAGCCCATGGCGCCGCGCACCGGTGCCTTAGGGTCCGGTTTGAAATCTAGGGTGGTGCCCGACGACGGCGTGTTCGGCCGCATCAAGGCCGCTGCGCCGGCCGAGAGGGCGATCATGGCGCCTGTGCTGACGATCTTGCCGGCCAGGGCGATGGTCGCACCTTCGCCGATGGCGGCCATGACGCCGACCTTCGTCAGGCCGACAGCCGTCGCGGTCACAGCCGACGACCAGGCCGTCGCAGCCCAGGCGGCGACCGCAGGGAGGGCCTGAGGCATTACAGAACCCTCCAGGCCGCGACGTATTCCTGGTTCACCAATTCACCACAGGCGCCGTCTAGGAAGCCAAGGACGTGGTTGCGGTTCAGCTTCACCTGCATGGCGTCGCCCATGTCGCCATCGGCGCGGACGCAGCAGACATCGCCTACGAGCGCCTGAGCTGGCGCAATGCGCTCGAAGTGGCGGTCCATGATTTCAGAGAGGGAAGTGACCCCCAGGCGGGTCAGGGCGCGGCGAGCGCCGACCTCGGTCGAGTAGGCGCCAGCCTTCAACAGGGATGCTTTGAAGCCCAGCTGCTTGAGGTGGAAGACCACCATGCGAGCGCAGTCGGTCTTCCCGAGCATCAACGGTTGTCCGTTGAAGCGGGCGAACGTCGCCGACGTGGCGGCGACGCGCAGTTCAAGTTCAGTCATAAATTTCAGAGGGCGTAGGAGTCGTAGAAACTGCCGCCGCCGCCGATCGAGCCGCCGCCGCCATAGGAGGTGCCGCCCGATCCAGAGGTGGGTCCGTGGTAGCCCCAGAAGAGTTTCCGGGTGGCGTTCGTGACGTGCTGGAAGGCTCGCGCGTTCGAGCCGTAGAGGTAGGTCCAGAAGGCGTCGTTCCAGCGATGGCCTTCGTTGTCGTCGAACAGGCGCTCCCAGATCGTGGAGAGTTCGAGTTCAAGCAGGGTGGAGTTCCGGTCGTGATTGAAACCGGCGTCGTCCAATTCGCCGATGAAGCGGGGATCAGGCTCTCCGATCACCTGACCGGTCTGACGATCCACGACAGCGGCGAAGATCGTCACCGGCGAACCTTGGGCGCCGGGCGCAGTAAGGGCGGCCAAGGCCGCGTTCCCGGTAGGCAGCAACTGGACCGTTTGGCGCGGAGCCTCGGTCCCTTCGGCCTCGCTCAGTTCGCCGAAGCCGGCGATCTTGCCAAAGTCAGCGTCCTCGGCCGTGTAGGATTCAGCGCCCCACAGAACGAACCCCGAGCCGTCCACCAGGCGAATGGTCCGATCTGGAAGTTCAATCTTCAGCAGGTGAACCAGGAGAGGATTGCGCGCTTTCAGGGCCGCCAGCATGGCGGGGGACATCGACATCAAGCGATCTCCCGGATGGCGAAGGCGAAGGGCAGGTATTTGGAGCGGCTGACTTCCCAGGCCTGTTCGTTGCCCTGGATGAAGCCTTCAATTCTCGGCGTTTCCAGTTCCACCACGGCGCCGGCGGGGGGCTGACGCCGCAGCATCGGATAGATCGGAAGGTTCACCGTTCCGGCGGTCGCGATGACGTCAGCTGTCACCTGGTAGAGGTAACGCTGGCCCGAGATCACCAGGCTGAAGAACTTCCCCTCGGGGATCGCGACGCCCGGCGTCAGACCGCTGACCGGCAGAGTGAGCCCGGCGGCTCCAGCAGACGCCACGACAGGCGCACCATAGGAGCGTTTCGCGACCCCCGGCTCGGGGAAGGCGAGCAGCACGGTGTCGGTCAATCCGCGCAGCAAACGCGACAGGAACTTCATGCCGTGGCTGGCATAGAGGGCCGGATAGGTCTCGATATCCATCGCCCAGCGATCCCCCATCCGGGAGATACGGGACTGAGGACCGCCGAGCGTAGGGGTCTGATCAACGGCGTAGCTGACCAGGCTCGGCGTTGCGGAGCGCAACGCCGGGCAGGCAGGGAGTTCAATCATTCAGATGAGGCTTTGGCGGCGTCGCCGGTTGGCGTTTCGCGCCTGGTCTTGAGTGAAAGCGACACCGGCGGCGGTGCCTTGAGCGGCCAGCGGCGCGGCGCGGCCGTCGACGTAGGCGTTGAAGCGGTCGTCGTTCACGTCGATGCGGATCGCGAGGGACTGCTGGATGCGCGCTGCCCCCGCCTGATCCATCAGTCCCATTGCGGCGTTGACGCTGGGGATGACGGTCCCGTTCACGTTCGGGACGAAGATTTCCGGCCTGCGTTCACCGACCAGATAGGACTGGCCCGCCGTGACGGGACCGCCCGTCGCGCGGGGGGAGAAGACCGAGGCGATCGCGGACATCCAGCCGCCCGATCCGCCGCCGCCCTGGCCGAAGCCTTTCGCTGCGCTGGAGAGGAGGTCGAAGAGATTGTCGGCCAGATTGTCCAGCATCCGATCGGTGAAGCGATCGGCCAGGCTCTCGAAGAACACACCCATGTCGCCGTCGATCGCGGCGCGAATCCCGTCCGTGAAGGCCCGACGGAACTCGTCGCGGGCCTGGCCTTCACGATCAGCGGACTCCAGAGCGCCATACTCGCTCGTCGCCTGGGCGCGCGCTTCGGCCTCGGAGATCAGGCCCGGCTTCAACGCCAGCAGTTCGTTGATCCGCTCCGCGATAAAGAGTTCGCGTTCAGCGACCTCGATGCGGCTGCGGTCGCCTGTCAGGCGTGCCAGTTCGGCTTCGTAGCCGAGTCGATCCAGCAACAGGTCGTTCTGGCGCCGTGCATGATCCTGCTCGGCCTGGTCAGCGCGTTCGCGGCGTTCTGCGTTTTTCTTGCCCTGACGCTCGGCTTCTTCAGCGATGCGAACGGCGTCTTCGGCGGCCCACAGGGCGTCCATCTGCGCCTTGGCTTCCGCCTCGGCGTTCTGGACCTGGGCGTCCTTGAACTGCTTGGTGATGTTGATCAGATCGATCTGGCGCTGAACCGACCGAGCCTGATCTTCATTGCCCTGGGCCTGGAGCAGCTGAAGCTGACCCTGAAGGCGAAGCAACTCGCGAGCGGCGGCCAGTTCCTCGGGGCTGGGACCGCTACCGCTCTTCTTTTTCGGTCCGTCACTTGCGAAGGAGGATCGGGTCTGGGCGCCGTCATGAGTCCAGACGGCGCCAGGCGCCATGCCGATCTGGATGGCTTGCGCCATCAGTTCGGTGTTTTGCTTATCGAGAGCGGCTGCGGCGGATTCTCTCGCGCGCGCGACCGTCCGGGCAGCGGTGCCGCCGACACCAGGCACGGCGTGGAGTCCGAGTTCGAGACCACGCTGCCAGAGGTTAGGTTCGCGCAGCTTCTGAGCAGCTGCCCGATTGGACTCGATCTGCTGGAGACGCGCGGCGCGCATATCCTGCATGCGGGCGTCAGCCAGCTTGAGGGTTTCGACCGCAAGCGCCGATGTCGCACCAGTGAGGGCGTTTACCCCAGCGACCGAGCCGTTGCTGTGAGAGCCGAACTCCCTGATCAGCTTGTTCGACTTCTCCGAGGCCTCGGCCGCGTCCTCGACAGTTGCCTTGTAAGAAGCGAAGGCGGCCGTCAGAGCGGTGATGGCGATCACGGCCAGCCCGATGGGGTTGGCGGCGATCGCAGCGGTGAAGCCCCGCATGGCGGCCGTCGCCACGACGGTGGCGCGAGTGGCGCCGGTCATGCTGGCCGTCATCGCGGTCTGGAAGGCAGCGAGACGGACCGCCGCCGTGGTGGCGGCGATGCTGTTTGCCGCCATGGCGCTGGAGCTGGCGGTCAGCGACCAGGCGAAACGGCCGCCGATCAGGGTCGCCAGCGTCACGATGACCGGGACGATCTTGTCCAGGTTCATCGCCAACGACTGGATGCCGGCGGCCATACGCTGCGAGGCCGACAAGCCCTGGTCGCTCTGGCCGACGAAGCGGCCGAGTTCATTGTTCAGAACTTCAAACGCCTGCGAGACCGTCAGCGGCATGGTCTCGGCCTGGGCCTGGATAGCCGGCAGACCTTTCAGCAGCCCCTGGAACAGTTCCTGGCTGGACACCTTCCCGTCGCGGACGGCCGCCGATAGCTTCGACATGTCGCCGTTGAAGCGGCTGATGCCGTTGGCGGCGGCCTGGAGGATCAGCGGGGTGCCTTCGAGAAGGCTGTTCAGTTCCTCCGCGCGGACCGTGCCGCCGCCAAGCGCCTGGCCCAGCTGGAGGAGAGGCCCGGATGCCTGTGACGCGCTCGTGCCCTGAACCAGCAGGGCGGCCGTGACGCCCTCCGTCAGGGCGATCAGTTGTTCGTCGGTGGCGCCCAGCGCCTGACGCGAGAGCGATGCGCGCTGATACAGCTGGGAGACAGCGTCGACGGCGACGCCGTTCTTGTTGGCGGCGCCATAGAGCGCGTTCTCGACCTTGATCAGGCGATCGCCTTCAAGCCCGGCCGCCTTCAGGCGGTTCTGGAGGCTCGTGTAGGCGTCGGCGTATTTGATGACCTGTTGAGCGGAGAAGGCCGCTGCCAAGGTCGGAGCCAGCGACGTCAGCGTGCTCTTCAGCGCACTGGTCATGCCATGGCCCGCCTGAGCCATGGTGCGCGTGAGACGCCGCTCCATCTGCTGAGCGCGGCGTTCCATCGCTAGGAGTTGACGGTCGAAAGCCCGCTGACCCGCGACGACGTTGCGGTTCAGACGGGTCATGTCCGCCGACATCTGGAGAACCAGACGTTCGACGTCGGTGGCAGCCATTCGGCCTCCAGACGGCCGGGCGCCGCCTGGTCAGAACCAGGCGACGGCGGGCCGCATTTTTTGTGGGTGGTGGGCCGGCCCTGATCGGGACGGCGTCAGACGTCTGCGAACTTGTTCAGCAGCGCGTCGTGCTCTTCCTCGGTCGGGGCTGGAGCAGGCGTTTCAGCACCATTGGCCTTCGACCAGCCGTCGACGCAGGCGGCGAACTCCCAGAGGGACAGTTCGTCGATTTCGCGAGGCGTAAAGCCTACGACGGCGCCGCTGCCGTAGAGGCTGGCGAAGCGGAGTTTGGAGCGGGGGAGGGGCTGGTCTGCTCCTCCCCCAGCTGCTCCCCCGCGACCTCATCCTCCGCACCGACCAAAGCGGTCATCACGACCGCCTGCGCGATCTGAACGAAGGGCTGGAGGGGGAGGTCGTCGAAGTCCGTCTTCACGAGCCGGGTGGCGTCGGCGGATGACATGCCGCCGCCGATCAGACCCTGGAGGAGGACTTCCCGGACATCGTCGACACGCCAAGTGCCGGCGGAAAGGCGGCTGAGCAGTTCCATCGGACCTGCATCAACCTTTTCCTGGAGGGCACGCAGTCGGCCGATATTCAGGCGGAAGAGTCGATCCTCACCGCCGAACGACAGTTCGATCTCGGCGGTGCGGCTCATCAGGTGTTTGCGCCCGAGGAGATTTCGCCGGACGACGACAGGCTGACGCTGGCCTGCATCTTCTCGCCACGGTTGCCGGTGATCGAGAATTCAGTGAGGTGGAAGGCCCCGGTGAAGATGACACCGCCATCGCTGGCCGGCACATCGACGATGACCTTCACATTCTTCGGGTCTTCGCTCTTCAGCCAGTCGAAGAAGAACTCAGCATCTTCGGTGTCGAGGACGCCCGAGCCGGTGATCGAGGCGGAAAGGTTGGTCTTCTCGCGCACGACCCAGGCGATCGCATCAGGGTTCGTGCAGTCAGGAATGTCCTGATCGTTGGCGCCAGCGGTGAAGGTGATGCCGCGCTCGGCGTTGATCGAGCAGGGGGTCGAGAAAACTTCAGGGCTGGCGCCATCGCCAACCTTGATCAGCAGCTTTACGCCGCGCGCGTGCTTAACAGCAGCCATTAATAGGCTTCCTTAAGTAGTTCAGATTGTTGGGGAGCCCAAAGGGCGGAGGCCGCAGCGCCGCGCTTGCGGAGGTCTGACCTAAGTCAGGCCGGATCGAGCAAGAGACGGTGTTCGATGACCGTGTGCGCTGTGCGTCGATCTGGATCAGTGAGATGTCTGGCCGACCGGAATTCGCATTCCACGACGTCGAACCCGGCGACTGACAGGCGCCGATTGATGACGGCGCGGACAACTGCGCCGATCCGTTTGGCTTGGGCGCGGCTTTCGCTCACGTCGCCGTCTAGGCGAGTCCAAACGTGGATGGTGGTGTAGGCTTCAGAGGATGCCGAGCACTCGGTTTCGTCCCCGATGATCTGGTCTTCGCCGATCGTCAGATACGGGAAGGGCGCATCGTTCGGCGGGGCCAGGGGATACAGGCGAACCCGGCCTTCCATCGCCTGGGCGAGGTCGGTCGAACCGCGCAGCGCCGCTTCAACAGCGGTCTGAAGCGCGAGAGACGGATCGCTCATGGATTAGCTGCTTTCCAGCGGATGGCCTTGGTCACGGCCCTCCGAAGGCGGGCCTGCAACTGTCGACGCAGCTGGCGATAGGTGGGGAAGAAGTGAGGTTGGGCAGGGTGGTTGACCGTGCCGTGCTCGACGTAGCCGGCGTAAAAGGTGTCGTCGTCGCCCTCGATCACGCGCACCGTCAGGTCGGCGTCGGCGCCGGCGGCTCGCGTCTGGACGCCGCCGCGCGACTGAGCGGCTTTGCCGCGCTCCCAGCGCACGGAAGCCGTCAGATCGCCGCCATCGGCAGGAACGCGGCGACGAATGGCCTCGGCCAATTCCTCGGCGTTTTCCTCCAGGGCGTCACCGACTTCCTGCCGGATGGCGGCGGGGAGGGTCCGAAACAGAGCGTTGGCGCGCTGGCGATCACCGCGCCGAAATCCAGACCGGCTCATCCGGTGGCGCCGCCCATGACGGCGAGGATTTCAATGAAGCCTCTATCCCTGGCCGGGCTGACCGAGGTGATATTCAGAACCTGGTCATCGTCGTTGGTGAGGACTGCCCGCCAGGCCGCGGTGATCAGACGGGCGGCGCGATTGGAGCGAACGACAATGGCGACGGGCTGACGGCCTTCCAGTCTTTGCTGGACGGCCGTTTCCGACCCACGCAGCCAGACCAGCTTGGCCCAGACGTCCATCACAGGTTCAAATGGGCCGAGCGGGTCGCCATTGGCGTCCTCGCGACGAGCCTCGAACGTGACCAATTCACGAAGATCGCGAGCGGAGGTCATTGGTCGACCTTCACCTTCGGACGGCTGCCGCCAGGGCGGCCGTCGCCGTCGACCTTCTCCAGCGGAGCGCCGTTGAACGGTTTGATCTCGACGCCGGCGCCCGCCGCGATGGCGGCTTCACCGCATTCGCGTTTGACGGTTTCGGTCATGCCGGCCTTGAACGTTATGGTGACACGGCGCTCGCCTGACGGCGTGTAGTCGTAATCGCGCGTGAATTTGATGCGCATGTAGAAGTCTCAGAACGCCAGCATGAACGGCCGCAGCAGGGCGTTCGCAGCGGGCGGGATGACCGCTTCATCGCGGTTGTCGAACCACTGGCCGATCATCAGCAGGGCGGCGTAATGCTGGGCCGACGACGCCTCCTCGAACTCAGGACCGCAGACGGTTTCGATATGCTCGGTCGCGGCGGCGATCAGGCCTTCGACGTAGGTGTCCTCGTCGTCTTCGATCAGACGCAGGTGGGCCTTCGCCTGTGCGAGGGTGACTAGAACCATGGTCAGTTCTTGGTGCCCGGCGCCTTGGGGCGTCGCTTGTTCGCAGGCGCGGTCCGGGGAGCCGGGGCGCCGACTGTGGCGAACTTCGCAACCTGCGCGACGTGTTCTTCATCGCTCAGGGCGGTGACGACGGCCTCGACCAGGCCGCGCGCGATCAGACGCTCGCCGTCCAGGCGGTCGATTTCGTATTCGTCGCCCACCAGATGACTGCCAGCGCGATTCAGGTGCTGGCGAAGCGCCTTCACACGGATGGTGTCGGCCTCGACCAGGATATTGGTGATCTTCTTGATCTGGGTCATGACGATGCCCGAGGCGTGGGGCGCGGCCGTAAGGCCGCGCCCCATCCAGTCGGCTTAGGCCGCCAGGTCGCCGGTGATGAAGGCGTTGGGACGGTAAACCGTCAGGGCCAGACGCTCTTCCGCGCGGATCGTCAGGGCGTTGCGCACGAAGTTGTCGCGGTCTTCGTAAGAGACTTCGACGTTGGCGTCTTCGCGGTCCCAGATTTGCGCGCCGGTGGCGAAGGCGCCGACCAGGAAGGTGCCGGCGGCGATGGCATCCGATTCAACCACGCGCAGACCCCACAGGCGCTGTTCGGCGCCCGAGGTGAAGGCCGAGAACAGGTAACGGTCCTGCGCATCCTTCAGCATCTCGATCTTGGCCCAGTCCTCCGGGTTCAGGACGATGCCGTCGGCCGGCAGGAAGGCCTTGCGGGCTTGCAGCTTGGCCCAGCGGATGCGGTCGACGAACGAGGTCGAGCCGACCGGGATGCCAGCGGCGTTGAAGGCGGTCGCCTGAGGCAGGATGCCGTGCAGGTTCTGGCCGGTGCCGTCGCCCAGCAGCAGCTGCGCATCTTCGACCAGCGCCAGACCGTTCAGAAGCTGGGTGTCGATCAGCGACTCCAGCATCGGGGTGTCGTCCATCACCTGCTTCGAGGCGGCGATCCAGTGAGCGATTGTGCGCACCTGGGCCGCTTCCATGCTGACGGTCATGTTCGACTCGGGCTTCAGCGCCAGTTCGGCGACCGTGGCGGCCGAGTTGGTGAAGCCAGTGACCTTCGGATATTCGACCGAAGACTGGCTGGTGCGACCTTGGGCGAGCAGGGAGCGGATCGTGACCGGACGTTCCGGCAGGCCGACCAGGCCGGCACGTTGAGCCTGGCTGAGGGCCTGGACAGTGTGACCCGCGACGGCGGTGCCAGCCAGGGTGATGGCCTTGACCTCGATCTTGCCCGAGGAGCCGCGACGCTCAGCCATGAAGGCCTTGGCGCGTTCGTTGTCGGTGAACTGGCGGCCGACCGACTTCAGTTCGGCTTCGCCGCCGCGCGGGCGCGACATCTTTTTGTCGAGCGCGTCAGCAGCCGCGACAGCCGACTTCAGATCGGCTTCCATGCCCTTCAGGCGATTTTCCAGATCGGAGGTGTTGCCCTTTTCTTCGACGGCCTTGCGCAGGGCGTCGATGACCTGGGCTTGATCTTCGGTCCGCTTGTCCAGAGCGGCGTAGGTGGACTTGATTTCAGCAGCCAGCGCGTCGGCGGCAGCCTTGGTTTCGGCGTCAAAAGCCATTGTTTTAGTTAGACTCTTTGAGGGATTTCATGACGGCTTGAGCCATCGTGGTGGCCGCGTCGTCGCCAGCGCTGCGCTTGGCCTGAAGAGCGGGGAAGCCGCCGGCGAGCAGGGCTCGGGCGACAGAGCGAGAGAGGTCAGCGCCACGCGTGAGCCGCTCTTCGAGTTCATGTTTCGACAGGCTCTGGGCCTTGACGGCGTCGATGCGCGCCGGGGTCAGGGCGGGGAAGGTCACGACGGACACCTCCCAAAGACCCACTTCCTTCAGGACCCGGCCAGCGTCATCGTCGGTGGCCTTGATGGTGTTGAAACCGATCGACAGGCCGTCGAGGAAGCCGGCCTTGATCAGAGCGAAAGTCTCGGCGCCGTCGACGGTGTCGAGGGCCAGTTTTCCGGTCAACTTCAGACCTTTTTCGTCTTCCGCGAACTCGGTCCAACCGCCGATCACGCGCGCGGGCGAGTGCTCACGCAGCATCGGAACCGGCTTACCCTTTCGGGCTTTCAGGCTCTTCGCAAAGGCGCCGGGGGCGACCTCGTCGCCGTAGTCGTCGCGGATGTTGAAGAGGGAACCGTAGCCGGTGATCACGCCTTCGTCGGTGATCTGGACGTCGGTCAGCGAGACCGCTTTGCGTTCGAGCATCAAGAGGGAGAGGTCTCGTTCTGGGTGGGCTCGCCGGCGCCGAGGCGCATATTCAGCGGGGTCAGGAAGTCGTCGCCGCCGTCGCGCGGGTTGCGGTTCTCAGCGACGCGAACTTCGTTCGGCGACATGGCGCCGAGCGTGACCATCTGGGTGTAGAAAGCACCGCGCTTGGCGGGGTCGCCGGCCATCAGGCCTTCCAGGACAAAGCCGGGCCAGATGTGCTCGTTTTCACCGTCCCAGCCGACCAGGTCGCGCTTCAGGGCGCCGGTCCATCGGTCGGTCCAGGGCTTGATGGTGTAGGTGACGTGGGCCTGGAAGAAGGACTCGGCCGAGGCGAAGGTCGCGGCCTTGTCGGTCTGCATCACCATTTGCGGATAGACATTCAGGGCGCGGCAGACTTCTTCGACCTGATACTTGCGCGACTCCAGCTGCTGGGAGTCGACGCCAGACATGCTGACCGACGAAAACTTCCAATTGCCGTCCAGGACGGCGATGCCGCCCTCGCCGCCAGGCCCGAAACGCTGGACCCAGCGGTCGCGCATTTCCTTGGTCGTTTCCGGTCCGAGCGGAGTCTCGGACGACAGGACGCCGGAAGGGCGGGAGCCCTTGCCGAACAGGTCGGCCTGGGACTCTTCCAGGGCCATCGACAGGCCGATGGCTTCGCGAGCCAGGCTGACGATGTTGAGGCCACTGGAGCCGTTCCAGGAAGGGCCTTTAATGTGGAGCATCTGATCGCGCGGGACCCGCGTGTAGCGGTTCGCGTCGAGCCGGACTTCGTAAAAGATCGCGCCACCGACGCCCGGCTCCGCGATGACCTTCACGTCGTCAGGCGCGATCGGGATCAGTTCGTGGACCTTGGCGCCCAGGGCGCCGCGATTGATGAAGGCGAACCCGTCACCGGCCAGGACCGCGTGCAGCGTCAGCGTTTCGCGGAACTCGAACGACGTCATCCAGTCGTTCGGCTGGTATGCCAGCAGACGATAGAGATCGTGGTCACGGGCGGTCTTGCGGACCGAGCGGCCGGCGGCGTCGTCGGTCTCCAGGAACAACTTCAACGGAACCTGGGCGACGCCCTCCGCGATAACGCGAGCCGCGTTCAGGACGGGGGTAACGCGCATGGCCGTTTCAGGCGTAACGGTGAGCTTGGAGCGGGTGCCGACGGGATCGCCGTGGTTCACCTGGGTGGGGCGAGTGGACCGGCGCCAAAGGCTCGACCAGACGCCTCCGAAGGAGAGGGCCGCCATCAGAAAAAGATGGGCTCTTCGCGTTCGAGGTAAGATTTCATGGTGGGTTCCCGGATCGAGCCGAGCAGCGGCTGGATCGCGTTCACGGCAGCATCGACGCCGTCGATCTTGTTGGCGCTGTCCGCCGTTTCTTTCTTCGGAAGGATCGTCCCGTCCGTGCGGCGGCTGATCACGACGTTGGAAGCCATCCAGTCCATGACCGGGTTGCCGTCGTGGCGGAGGCGGCCGGGGCCGGATTTGACCCGCGCCTCCAGTTCCTTCGCGGGGTCAGTGACGTTCCGCGCGTTCTTGGCGAGGACATGGGCCAGCGGGTCGTCAGGCGTGGAGAGGTCCGTGTTCAGCCGGCTCGCCATCTGCTGAAAGGCGGCGAACTGGTCGCCGACCATGCGTCGGATCGAGAAGCGCTCGGCCCATTCGCGCAGCAGGGCCTCAATCTCATTGTGATCGACCCAGTCACCTGGCGTCAGCTGTAGATGCCCTTGCTCCGCCCAGAGGCGGTAAGGCGCTGCGGTCGATCCCTGAGCGTGCCTGGCGTCGTCGAGAACGGCGCTGGGCAGCCAGAACGTCGACTTCATGATCAGCCGGTCATCCCGGTCGATCGCGGCGAGGACAACGGCAGTGATGTCGTCCTTGTCGGCGAGGTCGAGCCCGACGTAGCAGTCGAGTCCTTCGAAGTCGGACCAGTCCAGGGTTGGGTCAGCGCACTCGCGCCAGCGGACCATGTTCAGCCAGGTTGAGTTGGAGTTCAGCCAGACGTTCAGGTTCTTGGTCTTGAAGTTGCCTTCGGCGGCCGGCGACGCCTTCGCGTCAGCAGCAGCCGCCTGCATGAACGACAGCTTCGGCGTCAGCCCGAGGTTCGGGTTCGCCTTGATCCAGACCGCCGGGTCGTAGGGGTCGTCTTCTGGCGTGACGACCGCGCCGTCGGCGTCCAGGACCGCGTCGTCCAGGGTGAAGATGATGCCGAAGAAATGGTCGGCTTCGAAGATGCCTTCCAGCACCTTGATCGCATAGGTCCGCACTTCGTAGCAGATGCCGGTGGTGCTGAAGCCGGCGGTGGTGATCGACCACAGAAGCGGGTTCGTCCGCGATCCGAAGGCCGACTTGATCACGTCGTAGAGGGCGCGATCCCTGTGGGCGTGAAGTTCGTCGAGGATTCCGAGGTGCGGGTTATGCCCGTCCTGGGTGGAGCCCTTGGCGTTGATCGTCTGGATGTAGCCGCCGTTCAGGCCGCAGGTGATCGACCGCGCCCAGGTCTTCAGATCGAAGGCCTCGCGCAAGGCGAGGTTCTTGTCGACCATCTTGCGGGCCGGGTCGAAGACCTTCGCCGCCTGGGCGCCCGTCGAGGCGCCGATGATGACCTGAGGGCCGACTTCGTCTTCGCAGGTCGCGCAGTAGAGGGCGATGCACGCCGTCCAGGCCGACTTGCCGGCCTTACGCGCGACCTCGATGTAGACTTCACTGATCCGGCGACCGCCGTCAGCCTTCCGACGCCATCCGAAGATGAAGGTCGTGATGAAGATTTGCCAATCGGCGAGGACGATCGTCGGCGGGTCGTAGTTACCCTCGACGTGAAATTGCTTCTCGCTGAAGTCGCAGGGGTCGTCGGCCCGCTCGGCGTCGAAGTAGAAGCCCCAGTTCGGGTCGTTTTCGGCCCGTTCCAGGTCGTCCAGGTGGCGCTTGCACGCCCGCTTGACCCACTTACAGGCGACGATGTTGCCGGCGACGACGTCCCTGGCGTAGCGCTCGCCGAGGCCAGCGTAGTCGCGAGCGTGGGTGAGAGCCTTGCCGGTCCGCAGCCGCTTACTTGCGGGCTTGGAAACCATTGCGAGCGAAGGGATTGGTCGGCGCGGCGCCGGCGTCGGCAATCAGGCGCGACTTGCGGCCGAAGATGCCGAACTGTTCGGCCATCTTCCTGGCTTCCGAGAGGTGGGCGGCGGGCGGGACTTCTCCAGACCGCCAAGTCTCGATGATCGCGCCCATCAGGTTGCAGTAGGTCGCGAAGACCGTGGAATCGCGCGCCGTTACCAGGGAGCCGGCGGTGACGCGGGTGATGTCGTCGATCCAGACCTCTTCGCCGGCCGTGGTGAGCCAATCGGGGCGTTCTGGGAGGTCCGAAAGGGTCGAAATCTCGACCAAATCGCCGCCGCGCGAGGGTTGGAAAGAGCCCTGAGCCTTCTTGACCGCCGGCGGCTTCGGCTTAGGGCCGGGCTTCATTGCTGTTTGAATTCCTTGGAAAGTTTAATCTGCATCCGCAAAAAATCGCTGCCCCCCGCCGGTCCCCAGGCATGGGGTCCCAGGGATTGACCCGCCCCTCCCCCTCGGGGCGGCGAGGCAGGCCTCAGCGGGTGACGATCTGGGTCTCGCCGGGCCGGCGGGTGTAGGTGGACCACCACTTGAGGATCACGGCGCCGACGGCGTCGATGCGATCGGCGCGCTCCGGGTCCTGGCGGAGGCGTGCGCGGCAGACCTCGGGGCTGGTCTCCAGGACCGTGATGGTCTCGGGCTTCAGCTTGTCGAACCACCACTGCCGGTTAGCAGCGACGGGTTCCGAGATGATCAGCCAGGCCGCAGGCCAGGTGGCTGGGGTTCGGGACAGGCGCCCGAGAAGTTCGTTCCGCTCGCGAAGGGCGGGGTCCAGCCATTGGCTGGTCCAGGAGTGAGGGCCAAGGCCCGACAGGCTGGCGGCGATCTCGTCGAGGTCGAGCACCATGTCGTTAGGTCCAGCGTGCTCGCGGACCCAGCGCGTCTTACCCGAGGCGGGCGGGCCGCAGACGATGTGCAACGGTACGGCCGAGGGGCGCAGCCAGTCAGGCCGGCGGCTGGCCTTGCCGCCGAAGGCTTGCTCGCGAGCGGTGTGACGGTCGTGGCAGGGCTTGCAGAGCGGGCGGAGGTTGGACCAGTCGAGCCGCAGGTCAGGACGGTCAGCGATGGCGATGATGTGGTCGACGACGGTCGCTGCCTCGACGCGGCCGGTGTCGGCGCAGAAGCGGCAGAGAGGGTTGGCGTCCAGGAAGGTGAGACGGAGGCGGCGCCAGTCGGCGCCATAGCCTCGGCTGGTAGCTGAGCCGCGCCGCTGGTCGGCCTGCTTCTTGGCGACCTTGCGTTGCTGGGCCGCGACCTGAGAACCGCCGAGGTTAGGGGGGCGGGTTGCCATTCAACGGCATGACGCGGCCATCCACCATGTGAAAGACCACGTTGCCCTCGTGATCATAGGCCGTGATCACCTCGGGTTTGTGTGTGGCGGGGCCACCGCTGACGACCAGCGCGCCGACGATGCGGCGGAGAATGTCGATCACTTGGACGGGATGCTCTTTGCCTCGGCGAACGCCAGGTTCGCGGGGCACCTATTGATGGGGGGTGCGACGAGCAGAGCACCGGGAATTCGCTCAACCGGTTGTCACTGGGTGACGCTGCCTGCTCGCCGCTTTTCGCCCAAATGGGTCGGGGGCGAAAAGGGTGGCGACGAGGCGGAAACCCGCCGATCGGCAGGGCGCTGGGGTTGCCCGAACAACGTTCGCGCTGTCCGGCCTCGTCGCATTTCGTCCGCCAAGAGAGAGCCAACGGACGAAAGGGAAATCTATGTTTGCGCCGGGCGCTTTTCTTCTAGCGCGCCCCTAACGCCCGGTCAGGGGGCGAGAGGGGCCGGGTTGCCGCGCTACCCTTCAGGGCTGCTAAAAACGACAGTGGCCGGGCGTGCTGTTCGGGTGATCAGCGAAGCCAGACTTATGACAGAAAACGCACCCGCTGTCAAGATTTCCTTTGTTTGTCAACTCTCTCTCGCCAAAAGCTGACTCGTTGCATCAGGTAAATGCGGAGACTCCGGAAGAGCGAAACGGTCAGGCGTGCACGATCATCAGGTCTTCCAGTCGCGTGGTGTAGCGGGGCGACAGATTGTTCGCGCGAGCCGCCCAGGGCGGGGTCTGGCGGATGGCGCCCGGTTTGACCGTGCCACGTCCGAAACGAGCGTTCAGGCTGTCGAGCGCCGTCATCAACTTCTCTGACTTCTCTGGATCGCCTGACGGCACCAGGTCGCGCGGCGCCGACGACGCCAGCACCAGGTCGGGCAGGATGACGCCGGCCTTCGCGTACTTCAGGCCAGGGCGCCACATCGAGCGCGCGGCGGTGGTGACGTGCCGGATCAACGCCAGGCTGTCGGCGGTGGGCTCGATCTCGAACGATCGCTGGGCGTTGAAGAAGGGCGCATCGTCGTGGGGATTGGTGTGGAAGAAGACCTGGACTGCGCAGGCCTCCAGCCCGTGCTGACGGACCTTCTCGGCGGCGCGGCTGGCGTGGGCCGCCAAGGCCTCGCGCATGTCGACCCAGGTCTCGACCGGGCGACCGAAAGCACGGGTCACGCTGACGGTCTTGCGCTGGCTGGGCGCCAGGGAAAGGGGCAGACACGACACCCCATTGAGTTCGGCGTGGGTCCGCTGCCCGGTGACAGTCATGAGCTTCCTGACGCTGGCCGAGGGCAGGGCAGCGAACTGGGCGACGGTGAATACGCCGAGGCCGTTCAGCTTGGCCTGGGCGGCGCGGCCGACGCCCCAAATTTCGTCGATCGGCATCGCGTCGAAGGCCTTCCGGCGCAGGGCGTCGTCGGAGAAGTCGGCCACGCCGCCCAGGTCAGCGGCGGACTTGGCGTATTTGTTCGCAAGCTTCGCCAGGGTCTTGGTCGGCCCGATGCCGATGCAGGTCGGAATCTTGGTGATCTGGCGGACCTGGGCGCGGACGCGGCGGCAGTAGTCCGCGCGTGCGAACGCCGTGAGGTCCACGAACATCTCGTCGATCGAGTAAGGCTCGACGCGGGCGAAGTTCATGCTGAGCACTTCGAAGACGCGGCGGCTCATGTCGCCATACAGAGCGTAATTGGAGGACTTGGCGATCACGCCTTGGAATTCGGGCCGGCGCTTCGACAGGTGCCAGACCTCGCCCATCTTGATGCCCAGCGCCTTGGCCTCGGCCGACCTGGCGATCGCGCAGCCGTCATTGTTCGACAGGACGATGACCGGCTTGCCGATCAGCGTCGGGTCGAAGGCCCGTTCGCACGAGACGTAGAAATTGTTGCCGTCGACCAGGCCGAACACGTCAAACCTCGGTCCTGACCAGGGCCGCGATCATGGCCCAGACCTCGGTCTCGTCCGCGATCGGCTGGGGCGGCTGGTTGGCGGGCTCGATCCACCAGGCGCCGTCTTTCTCGGTCAGCACGGCCAGGACGACGTCGCCCAGATGGAAGGCCACGCAGACCTTGCCGGTGCGCGGCTCGGCGGCCGTGTTCACCACGAGGATGTCGCCTGAGTGGATGCCGCGCGCCTTGAGGCCGTCGCCCTTTACGCGGACCGCGTAGCGCTGAGGGCGGCGCAGTTCCAGGAGGTCGGCTAGGTCGGGGACCGCTTCGACGTGATCCTGCGCCGGGCTCTGGAAGCCCGTCGTTTCGTCACCCTGGTAAGCCCGTGCGCCCAT